AGATATTATACTATTGATGGCGTTAATATGCCTTCTGTTACTTCTATTCTAGGTGCGATTCCCGAAAGAAAAGTAAAGATAGAAGGTTGGCGTAATGCAGTTGGTGAGAAGATGGCCAATTACATATCTGCCTCTGCTGTAAATAGAGGTAAAGCAACCCACACACTAATAGAAAATCATATCAGAAACCAAGATGAGAAGTCTATGGGTATCACAGCTGTGACACCACTAGGTCTGTTTAGAATTATTAAACCTTATCTTGCTAGACTTGACAACATCCATTGTGTAGAAGAATATCTATATTCAAAAGAGATTAGTGTTGCAGGTCAAGTAGATTGTATTGCTGAATACAAAGGCAAACTATCTGTAGTTGATTTTAAGACCAGTACAAAACAAAGAGATGAAGATTACAACTATGGTAACTTCTTACAATGTTCAGCATATGCTAAAATGTTTGAAGAAATCTATCCTGACAAGAAGATAGAACAAACGGTTATTCTGGCTGCCTGTGAAGACGGGTTTGTACAAGAGTGGATACATGGTCCAGAGAGCATTGCAAAACACCAAGAGCTGTTTTATAAGCACACGAAAGACTTTTTTGACAGGAATAGTATAAATAGTTAGACCGAAAGGCTAACTATGAAAAAACTATTACTATCTATACTCGGATTATTATTGTTAACAAGTGTAACAATTGCTGAAGAGTCAGACATCAAAAAGTACAACTTCTATTGGGATCAAGTACCTGTAGTTTGTGGTGCACCTGAAGAAATTGATCGTTGGGCGAATGACAAAGGTTTTACACCTCTCTCATTAAGTTACGGCAAAGAGGGTGGTGATCCAGATGGTGCAGTAGTTTATATAGTAGTATATTATTTAAACAAAGACAACGGCGAAACATTTGCAACCGTTACCACACCTACTGGTAGTGACGTATGCGTAATTTTTAGAACATTTAATTTACAATTAAATCCTGAGATTATGGAACAATACGGACCAGGACTTAATTTATAGAATTTAACGTAGAAGGTATGATAATACCTGGAGAAGACCCGAGTGCAATTCTCGGCTACTCCACCATCTAAACAATGAAATTTAGGGGGTAGAGTTAGGATCGATTCACAGATAAAACATACTGGAGTTAAATGGTTGACTACCTTATAGTCTTTATAAACGCAAATAATAACTTTGCAATGGCAGCTTAATCTGCTATAAGGGTTTGCCTGTACCTAGTAACAGAAACAGGCTTGACAAATACGTAGAATGTGATATAATATTATTATAAAGTGAGGTAAATTATGGCAGACAATTACGATAGAGATTCGCATGAGCATGATATGACTTATGAGAATGAGCAATCAACGGTAACAATACCGTTAAAAGAATATGATAGACTAAAAGCAGAACAAACTTATATTACAGACCCAAGTTTAATTAGTATCATAGATAAAATAGAAGAACTAACAAGAGCATTAAGAAAACACATAGTAAGAAAATTCTAATGTTGATGAATAGTAAAAAGTTTGCTCTTATTATAGAGGGCATAGTAAAGGACAAAAGAATATCTTACCTGGATGCTGTATTGCATTATTGTGAAGATAACGACATAGACACAGCGTCTGTAGGTCCTTTAATAAACAAATCATTAAAAGAGAAGATAAAAGCAGAGGCAGAAAAATTGAACTTGGTTGAGAGATCAAGCACAGCAGTTTTACCTATATGAAGAAAAAAATATTATTAGTTAGTGGTTGTAGTAATACAGATCCGAATTATACGTCTTTGCAACATCCTGATATGAATTGCGATTGGCCTAAATGGCCAGAATTATTAGCAAAGAGCTTAGATATGGAGTGTATTAATCTTGCATACAGAGGATCAGGCAACGAATTTATTTACAGCACGTTGATAGATAAACTTCAGACAATTAAACCTTCAGATATAGGATTATGTATAGCAGCTTGGTCAACTGCTAACAGACGTGATTATGAAAGTAAAGGACGATGGAGAAGTCACATATATAGTTATGGTGAAAGAAATTTTTATAAACATAAAGAATATATGAGAGATTTTATTGATAGATCAATAAGATATTTTTATAGTTTTCAAAATGTGTGTGAAAATTTAAAGATACCTTATAAACAATTTGCTATGATGCCCTTATTTGAAAATTATGGGTGGCAAGAAACTATAAGAAGAAGAACTGAAGACTTTCCTGATGATCCTGTTGAACAAATACCTATAATTAATAAAAAACAATATTTAACGGATGACGAGAAAGCATGGCTAAATGAATATGAAGTAGAATGTACTGATCACATAAAAAAAAGTCCATACTATAATATGATAAATGAAAACTTTATAGGTTGGCCTACTGGGCCGTATCAATCTATCAGGTTTAATAGAAAAGTCACGGCTGTAGGTAACGGTTATAATATGACACATAAAGTATTACTTAAAGATTGTATAATATCAGAATTAGATTCACATCCTAATGCAAAAGGACACATACAAATAGCGAAACATTTACATGAACTCTTATGAAGCATATACATTATATTTGGCTATTAAATTACACTTCACTTCCGATAGTTATGATTTTTACAGGCACAATGCCAAAGTTAATTCATCATTTAACACATTTTTAAAACGTAATGATAGGTTCTTTTTTCATAAACTTACAACTAAATATACGAGGGAAGAGATGATAGATTATTTTATATGTAACTTTTTCCATAATTCAAAAACATGGATAGGCAATTTAGTTAGAGCAGATGGAGAAACTACTTACAACAAGTGGCGAAAGTATAATCAATCTTTTACGTATAATTTTAGAGGGGATTGTGTATTACTTTCTAATGTTATTAATGATAACTCTATTCGGTTTGATGATGTGTTTCGTGTACATAATGGGCAACATCCACGATTGCTACGACTACTTCTATCTGAAAAAATATCAGTACAAACAATCATCATCTTGGATAAGATTTTATCTTTTGTTAAAAGGTGGGACAAAGACATTGCTGAAACGATTATCTGGCCTGAAAAATCATTTAAAATAAAAAAACTATCACCATTTATCAAGTTTAACCTTACTAAATGTAAGTTTATAATGAAAGAGGTATTTGTGTGAAGAAATACTTTTTTTGGGTTACTCTACAAAACAAAGCACCTATGAAAGTTGCTGAAGAAGGTAGAACAGCAACAGAAGCAAAACAAATAGTAGAAGGAAGATTCCCAGGTGCAAAAGTAATGTTCGCTGAGGGTTTTTAATGAATGACTATGTACCACCACCATGTATAAACATATGTACAATAGATGAAGAAAGTGGTTATTGTATGGGTTGCAGTAGAACAAAAGAAGAAATAGAGAAATGGGATCATCCTGATACAACTAAAGAATGGAAAGAAAACAATTTGAAGGAGTTAGATGGAAGAGGGTAAGTTAACAGAGGAACAAGTAAGAGAAGAATATAGACAGCAACGTAAAGATAAGACATTTGCTCAATGTTGGCCTGCTAATAATGATAGTTTTTATGAATGGTGCTCACAATACCTTGATTACAAACATATAACAAAGAAGAAGAAAAAAAGATGAAAGAACATCTAATGGTACAACAACAGGTTAAAAGTGTATGGCAACATATGGTCGGTGTCATATGTTTAAATCTTACAAATAGGGTACAAGTTAAGAGAGTATTGCCAGAACTATTTAAGAAATATCCTAATCCTGTTTCGTTTATACGAGGCCATAAATCAACACAAAAGAAAATGCTTAAATTATTAGGCATGGTAAATAAGAGATATGAGAGAATACAAAAGATGAGCATAGATATACTTACATGGGATTATAAAGACGCTACTAAATTACATGGCATAGGTAAATATGGTAGTGATAGTTATAGAATATTCTATAAGAATGAGATCCCTAAAAATGTACAAGATAAAGAACTAAAGAGGTATTTAAATGATAGAAGAAATGCTTAAAGATATAAAAGATTTAAGAGATGAGATGTTATCAGTAAACTGGCCTGCTCAAAGATTAAGCAATATCATTTTAAAATACGAAATGAAGTTACAAGAAGACAAAAGTAA